AATACTGGATCCACTGGTTGTGGGTCACGAATAATTTCAAAATTAGGAACAAAACTTGCATTCAATCCTGTCTCAGTGTTCATTCTAATTTGTGGTAATTCTGTAAATCTACCACCCTTATCGACAGACACCGATTTTATTTTACCAAAAGGATCACAACTGTATGAAAGGGATGTGCCATTGCTTGGTATAACCTCTATGGTATCAACACCACAATTATGATTAAAGCCTGGATTTGTAACGGTTACACCTGTAAGTTCTATGATAGCAGGATATTGTGGAACTGTTTGTGGTGGTGGGAGATATCCCTGACCACTATCTTTAACAATTACTTGAACAACAACACCAGTTAAATCACCAGTTCCTAATATTGTTTGAAGAACAGCACCACTACCATTGTTGCAAGGATCGATAACTTGAACTTGAGGAGGTGTCTGATATCCAAAACCACCACTCACAAGATCAACCGCAATCAGATTGCCATTGACATCTATAACTGGATTAGCACTTGCACCAACACCACGACCTCCAAAGAATTTAAGTTTTGGTGGCCCACAAGGTTGATCACCAGTCAAACAAGGATCAGATCTAAGTAAATTTTTAGGAGTTAGTGCATTTACCTCACTAATTGTTAAAAATCTAACTTTCTCATCACCATCAATAAAAATAAATTCTGTCTCTGGATTTAATTCTGCATATGTATTTGCATCAGCAATAGATACATTTTGAACGTATCCATCAGTTTCGCTGATGTATCCTACTTTAATATTATCAAATGAAGCTTGTGTTATTGGCATTACTGTAAACTCTCTTGAACTGTATCATATATGATAGAATGAGGTGTGGTTGTATGTGCTATACCAACCATTTTAACTATTGATCCATCCTCTCTTTCATGAATGTGGAAATCACCATAGTAAGGTTGACCATTTATGTAACCAACTAAGTTAGTTAGGTCTTTCGTTCTCGATTTTGGTTTAGCAAATACTGTCTTTATTTTAACACCTTCTTTACTAGAACTCAACTTCTCTATTCTAGTTCCATACGATCTTCTCTCTCCGACAGATTCTGATGTGTTTCTAGCAGATTCAGCAACTGATGAAGTGCTAGGTTTACCAGCTGATCCACCTCCACTCTGCATCGTATGCTCATCATTTGGCGAACACTCTGGATCAGGATCACAATCGAATATTTTAGTTATTGAATTAACAAAATTTAGTGCTGTGGTTATATCAAAGTTCATGCCACCTAACGCACCTAAACCCAACCCACTAGGTATCATACCAGCTAGAGATGCTCCTTTACCTGCAATAGCATTTAATACTCTTGGGTTGATTGCGGCTAAACTACCAGCAGCACTTATCAAACTAGGAATATCACCGATTCTAATTGCCTGAAAAGCGTTACCTATTCCAGTTAAAAGATTCTCATTAACACCTAATAAATTTGATGCAAGAACCATTCCTGCTGCTATTCCTGTAGGATTTGATCTATCATCAATTAATTCTAATGCTTGTGCTATTAATTGTTGGTTATCTAAAGTATCTTGACCAGCAGCGTCAATAAATCCAAGTAAACCACGACCATAATTTCCATCTGCCCAATAACGATTTGCACCACCTACTTTATTAGGATCTATTCCTGCTTGATCTGCTAGGGTTTGAGAAAAACTTAAAATTAGATCACCAGATGATAAAGATGATAAGACATTATTTTCGTTTATCGCACTATCAATAGTTCCCTCATTCTCCGATCCAGTTTCAGTTGATGATCCACCGAGTGAGTTTGATATCTCATCAATCACTGGGCCAATCGCACTATCAAACCCTGACATAATTGTATTGATTGTTCCACCTAAAACTTCACCAATAATTTCCTCAGTTTCACAAAGTGGTGTAGGTCTATAAAATCCATCAGCAGTTGGAGGTGGAACATCATTAGAACCAGGTGTATCCAATACAGGAACGCTTGGTATCACTGCTGATGTGCTCACACCAGCAACTCCTGCCTCTGATACAGCAGTATTAGCAGCTGCTTCTTCTGCTTTTTTCTTCTTTCTATTAAAGGCTTTCTTTAATGCTGCTGCAATTAATCCAGAAAGTGCGAGACCTGCCATACCATTAAACATACAAGCAATCTTTTCAAGACCCTCTACTTTTTTATTCAGTAATTCTAATGTATGTGAGGGTGGAGCAAGATTCTCCATAGATGCAAGTTTTTCATTAAACTCCTTAGTTGTAAACTGTTGAAGTTTATTCATTGTGCCTTTCATATATTTTGCCATCTCTTTCGATGCATCTTCAATTGCTTTGTCTATATCTTTGTTGTTTTCTAATATTGGTAAACCTGCAGCGATATCTGCATCTCTTAAAGATTTTTGAAATGCCTCTATCTTAGAAGTTAGCGTTGATATTACAGTCTGTATATTTTTTATGTCAGATTGTGTATCTGGATTAGGGCAACCAAGTGCATGCTTCTCAACTAATGTATCATATTTCTTTCGATCAGCAGTGGTCTTTATATTATTTGCATCTGACGACTCCACAGTTACATTCTCTTTCGATGGTGAACTATATGCATCGTTTCCTGCTTGTTTGGGTGCTAGATCTCCATCTTTAAGATGTTTCTGCTCAACAGGTTCTGGATTTAACATCTGAGAGAAGAAACTTATTGGAGTAAAGTTCTTTCCACCACTACCCTCAGTTCCCTGTTTTCTTTCAAGTTTCGTCTTAGCATTGTTACCAAGACAACCCATAATTATAGGAGTCTGTTGATCCTTTCCGTCAAGAAAGAAACCAAAAACAAAACTTCCTTGTTTGATTGCAGGTGATTGGTATGATCCACCATGACCAGTTCCAGCAGTCACGGGATACATCACTTGAGCCCAAGGAAGTTGTTCTGCCGTTATATCAGATTCATCTTGATCATGATGACCTATAATTCTAACCTTATATCGATATCCCCATGCTGGCATCTCTGAAATCTCTTCAAATTTACCAGGATTTTGATTTTCTCTCCACGTTGAATCGTCAGCAACTTGGCCTATAAACCAATAAAAACTGCCTCCTAAGAAACCAGGATTAAATAATGATGACGATTCCATATTTTTTAGTCGTCATATACCAGACACTCTGGTTCATCAGGATGTATATCACAAAATACTTCTAAAACATTTGGATCATGATGATCTCCAGCTTTTATTTCTTCTTTATGATGTTCAACATACTCTTCTAGGTCATGCAATTCATCTTCAATATGATGACGCATGGGTTCAGAAGTTTTTGGATCAGCAAGGATCTCTTTGTCTTTTGCGATGTGGTCTTCTATGCTTTTCATAAGTTACCTCGTGCTGTGATTGCCTTTTCTGCCGAAGGAATCTCTCGCCAAATTTAATTTAGTGTAAGTCGCATCAGCATCAAGAAAGTGGCATAAATCGGCTATAATATATAGACCACCACTTTCCCTATTCAATGTATCATCTTTCTCTGCTGAAACGGAGAATATGTCAACAAATATTACATCTCCTGCATGCAAACTAAAATCTCCAGCAATAGTTATTTCCATCATACCAGAGAAAAGTTGATTGTATCTACGAATAGATTGATTTAATGTTCTCACTGCTTCAAAATTAGGTAAAGTGCTTCCATCTATTTGTGCTTGAGTATCGCCATCAGGAAGTGTTCCACTATCAACCAGATATAATGTAGTTCTAGTGTAATCTTTTTTATCACTATCAAATTTAGAATTAAACTTAGGTAGATCTTGACCTGCTAATTCTACATTCTCTTTGACTTGCTCTGCGGTTTGTTCTATGACTTCATACTTACAATTATATGCATCAAACAAAACTATTTTTGTTTTGTATGCTCCTATGTTCATTTTTGATTGAACGTTAATCGAACTGTCTGATTGATGCTCTAATACCTTTCCATCATAACCAGCAGGGATTGCTTGTGCATCAGTGCTATTATTAAAAATGTATGATTTCTTTTTATCTTGTTTAAATAATCCTTCAATAGATTTGAAATGATATCCAGTAGAAGTTTCAAAGAAAAGAAATCCCGCACTACTACCATCACTTTCTTGAGGAACTCCTTGCTTAGAGAGAAGATTTAACATATAGAAAGGTTTACGACCATTACCAATAAAATTATATCTATTTGCTGTTTGTTCTATATCCAATTCCTTCTCAGATTTTAATCTATCCTTAAATATTTTTTCAACACTATCAGATATAAGACCATTCTCT